TTTAATTCATTTACATATTGAGCATAATATTCAGAGCATGCTATTAATCTCTCTTTTATCTGTTCCTCAATGGCTAAGTCTCTCTCATATCTTAACACAGTCACCCTATGGTGTGCAGGTATGTGATTAACCTTATGAATTGATTTGTTATCCCAATCAGTGAGCAGAGTATCATCTGTATCATACATGGTGTACACTAACTCAAATGAAGGTCTATCATACAGCCACATGTATGCTCTACCCTGCCACTCATAATCTGAGTTATCACCTTCCGATGGTGTTGCTGGGAAGGTCTCTAATGACCAGGAGCTCTTGATGTCAATGATCACCTCATCCATGAGTATATCACAACACCCTGACATGAGTTCATTAGTTACTCTGATTGTGTTCTTAGTGTACTTTTTAGTGAACCTTACATCATTGAGTAAGTCAATACCATCCTGCTCCCAATCAGTTCCTTTGATCATTGGCTTAGTCTTAATATCTGAGCTATATCCAAAGAAATCCTGTTTTGCTATCTTACGTATCTCTGACTTAGCAGTCTCAGACAATAGCTCAGACTTACTCCTGGAGTTAGTCATGAGCTTACCTAATTGTGATGGACGCCATTTCATAGTTGTGCCTCCTGTTCTTTGGTTAAATAGAACTTAGCTTTCAATTGATCAGTTGTGAACTCACCTTTATTGATTGACTCAAGAGCAGCCTTGAAACGTGCATCTGATAATGATTCTTTTTTAGTCTCAGTTGGTTGCTCCTTAGATGCCTGTTGACCATCATCATCCACTGCCTGTAATGATAGAGCACTTTGAAGGGTGTAACGTCTGTAGTAAGTGATTGCACTACCCATTTGTTGTGGTGTGATACCTTGAGGTAAGTCCATACATGACTCGAGCATTGCACCTGAGTCAATATCTACTATCTGAGTACACACACTGTTACCTTGGATAGGTTGGATAAGTAGCAAGCCATTCTCTAAGAGTACAGGCTCAACAGTGCTAAGGATAGCATTAAGGTCAGCGTACTTTGAGTGATGACTCATAGCGTTCTTAGTTACCTTACCAATGGCTAACTTTGCCCTGTGTAGTTTTTGATGTAGAGTGAGTGTGTTACTCAACTCATTCAGCTCCTTGATTTTCTCAGTCGCTGTTTTGATTTCTTTTTCCATACTGTTTTTATTTATTGCATCAAAGTTAATAAAAGATTGCATAAGTACAAAATAAAGTTATTAACATTTGTATGTTAGTTCCTCACCTGTAAGTGCAAAGTATAGGTTTTCAAGTTGATGAACGTATTTGATACTTGTAATATAATAACATCCAGCATTTGAACTATCATTGTTATAATACCAATTATCATCCTCATCATTATAACCTACTGAATTGTAATAACCTTTTGCTTTTATTACATAATTATTATAGTGTTCCTTGTATTCAAACCCTACCTTAATCAACCACTCCTCACTTATCTCAAGAGCCTGATAAAAATCATCAATCTCATCATCTAATAAATTTTCAATATCCTCTAAGTTAATGAGTCCTATCTTATAAGTTCCATCACCTAACTCAATCTTATATGAGTTACCTAATCTAATTTCATGTGAGTCTAATGTCATAATCTAATCTATTTCATTATTAATCCCCTTTACAGGGTGTTTATATTTCTTCCTAAGATGCTTTAACTTGACCTTGAACTTAGGCATTTTTAGTTTGATTCTCATATCCCTAATGTAAATTGTTCATACCACTCAACAAAACTATCAAAGTCTCTCACAATAATATACACACCTCCTGCCCTTTCAATGGAGGCTTGATATTCCTTCTGAGCATCTGACTGTCTATCCTTCCCAAATTTTACCTCGAGCTTAACTGACCTCCCTCTGATCGTGGCAGAAATATCTGCTGTTCCTTTGGTTGACTGTCCAGGTGTCCATTTGCCCGGTAACTGTTTTGTGTGTGCCATGATGCCAGATCCGACCTGTATCTTTGCTCCTTCCCTGTACTGACCTTGAGATGATATTCTCTCAGCTTGACCGCCCATGAACTGTATCCATGCAATGACACACTTTGTCAAGGCATTAGCAGAGTTATCTGTCCAATCAGTCTTAGGGATGTATGCCTCTGGCATGTTAGGATACTTCTGTTTCAACTGCTCCATCATAAGAGCATTGAGTTTTTCTTTGTTTATTCGTTTCATATTATTGTCTACGTCTACCACCTTCAAATGGGATGATTGTTAAATTAAAAATCTCATAAATTATCTCAGATGATGAGTATCCCCCAAAATCAAATTGTAAATTATCATCCGTATCCCAGTAGCTTAAATATAGGGTAGGAATTCCTTTGTAAAAATCTAAGAATAAATACTTTGTGTAATTATAAATACCATACTCAGCAAATACATTCAATACTTTTTGATTGTGTATTGTACATTGACCTGTTTCGGTTTCATACCCTGAAAATTCAAAATGTAAATCTCCTTTTTTTAACCTGATAAAATCAATTATCTCATCTTTTGATGCTGTTTTTAATCTTTGTGCTGTCATTTTTTCTCTATTTTAATTATCCAATTATTAACTGTTGTTCTGCTAACTTGTAAAATCTCAGATGCTGTTGTTCTATTTAGATTAGGATCTGATTGATACATAGCTACAAATTTATCATACTTATTAACTCCATTACTTGCCTTAATAATATACTTCATATCCTTTTTATCCTGTGATTCAATCTTAACTTTTTTACTCATGTTAATAAAGTAGTCAGACAGTTTCTCAGCTTTCAACATAGCATCTGCACCTATCAAACTATAAGAGCCATCATTCTCTTCAATATCATAGCTCCATAAAGCATTGAGAAGGAGTGCAAATCTTGGGATATAGCTCTTTTGCTTAGGCAACATTGACTTCATATATTCATTCTCACTATCACTGTTCTGCATCTCAGTAATCTTATTGAATATTCTCATCCATTGTATCTTAGCCTTTGGAGATAGTATTGCCTTAATAGGCTCAATATCATCCTCTTGATTGTATTTAACCCACTCTCTTTTAACTGTATCAAAAAACTTAACAACATACTCATCATACCAAATTAAGATACGGTCATCCATCTCATTTTCATTGTAAGTATCAACATACAAATCAGGGAAAGTTATTAACATCCTATCTGTAAATCCATTTTCTTTATTCTCTTCTGTATTAAACTGATCAAAGATACTTGGCTGGATACCTCCAAGCACAGGGATGTGAGGTTTGTCAACAAATGAACTCTTAGCTGTTTTTCTATTCATACTTACAGCCTTACCACTCCAACATGATAGCCAAAACTCAAGGTCAGAACCTGCCCTATATTTGTTCATGTCTTTAAACCAACCTGCCAGCTCATCTTTAAACACACCCACAGCATTCTTATTTTCTTCATGCAAGTCAACTAATGCCTCAAGTGTAATGTCATTCACTATAAATTGAGTCTTTTTAGGCTTTCTTACCTCCTCTGAGTGCTCCTTATCCTTTTTATCTTTTTTATCATACTCTACCCACTTAGAATATTCCTTGATATAACGTCTTATGTGAGTATTATTTATAACCTCAAGAGGTCTTATCATTTGGTTAATGCTTGGAGTCTTACCTATCCCTGCTTTACCTACTAATGAGATCCAAACTGTTGCATTTTCAACCCATCCTGTCTTAACTTCGAGCTTCAATGAGTTACCAACTATCACTGATAATAGCCAAAGGAATGAGCTACCCATGTAATCAATAGATAGACCTAATGTTTTAGCACTCTCAAGGATGTAGAGTTGAATATTCTCAGGAAATATATCAATAGGAAATGTCAACTTATCAAGGTCAACTGTAGGTCTATCCTCTATATCAATTTTTGGCACTCTTCGAGTTCCATAGCCTTTGTGATATAAAAAATTTGCAGCAACTTTAAAATCACCAAAATGAAACTTATGAGCATAGATAGCAAATGGACTTAATAACTTCTCAGCAGGATAGTTTGTTCCTGTGCTAAATAGATACATACATCCACTATCTTTATACACATATCCTGAGTGAGGTGAAGTAGCTCCATGCCGTCTTATGATGTAATTCTTAGTAGTGTTTCTTACAATAGTAAACTCATCTGAAATAAGATCTATTGTGTTGCTTTGATTGTTATAATCATCCCAAGGACTTATCTCATTATCATTAACCTTATATTCTTTTTTAGTAGGTTTATCCAGGTTAACCTCTTCAATATAGTTGTAAGTCCTCGAAATAGACCAAATAATCTCTCTCTCTTCCTCTGTAATGTACTTAATATCATGGTATTCATTCATACCATAAAAGTTACCATACAGGATAAACTGTCCACCCCTGCCTCTTGATTCAATAATAGCCTCCTTCATTCCTTTAAGCTTGGCTATCTTAGTATTACCACTATGAGCTGTGCATTTATAGATGATATGATAGCCATCCTTCATTGTTTTAGCAATGACTACCTTCTCATCAAAGTCTGAGATATTATCTCTTAGGAATGATATATACTCATCCCACCATTTTTGTCTATCTGGAAGGGATGGGAGCACCTTAAGATCAACATCAATACATTCAATGTCATTGAATCCTGCTCTGCAACCATAAAGAGGTGCATTGAGTTTATCAATATCATCTGAAGTCTTACATTGTTGCTCAGTCCATTTTAACTCTTGAGGCTTTTTTGTAGCATCACAAGGTATTATGCTATAACCTAAGCCTGCTAATTTTTTAAGATAATCTTTTGTAATCATATTACTGTTTTTAATCCACTGTTATAAAAAAAAGTAAGGGGGAAAGGAACAGTGAACCTTTTAAGTGGATGCCTCCGACAACCCCTTGAACAAAATTAAACATATTTTTAATAGATAAATAGATACTTTATAAACATTATTAACAAACTTATTAACTGTAAACTACTGTAAACTACTGTAAACTTTTACTGTAAACCTTTTTGAGTCATTTTTTTAGTAATGACGGGAGTTTCAGAGCGTTTCAACTGTAAACTTTACACTTTTTTAAAAAATTATTTTTTTTCTGTTGAGTAAAAATAAAAACTGATAATCTAAAAACTGTAAAGTTTACAGTAAATTTGAGTTATTATTTTGATTTTCAGTTAATTACAGCGTTTTTGGTTTACACTTTAACTGTAAACTGTTTACAGTGGTTTACACCTATAAAAAAACCCTTCCAGCAGTGCCAGAAGGGTCAAACAAATAATTAATCAAAACAGTATGGATTACAAATTTAATTCTTTGTATAGATTATTCTTAATTCTGAACTTAATTTTTCTCAATTGTTTTAAACAAAAACAGTTCATGACATCATCAACAAGGTTATGGTCTTCATTGTAATTCTCAAAGATTAACATTAGCTCCTCAATATAATCAAGGTATATTTTATCCTTGATTGAGATTAGATCATGATGAGTCTTAAGTCCATGTATCACACTTGCATGATCTCTGTTAAACATTGCTGCTATCTCATACAGTGTAAGTCCTTCCTCTCTGAGTAGGTTGTAAAGATAGAAACGCTTGTAAGTGTAGTGTCTATATCTGTGGCGCGCTTTGAGGTCATTATCCTCAATGTATTGTATTATGTCAGTCATTTTTCGTTAAAGTAATTATAAATTAATCCTATTCCAATTATTAAAAATCCCATTGCAAAAGTAAATATTGCCATTTTTGCCTCTTCTGCCATGTTATTCTGATTTATTAATTAAACCTATATCCTTCAAATACTGCTCATGTTTCTCTGGAGTGTCTAATCCCTCTGGCATTCCATACTTATCCATTCCTATTGCTATGCGAATAGCTCCTCTAATAACTGAGTCTGGGTGTATTGAGTTACCATTTTGCAGCATTACCTCTATGCTTTCAAGTAGCTGTAGCATTTCTAAGTTTTGTTTTTTCATGTTAATTAAATTTAGTTACATAAATTAAGGCATCCAATGCAATACAAACTTGCTGCACTTTTTTCTTTTGTTTTGGTGTTAATGCTTTCATTCTATTCTGATTTAAAGGTTTCGTTGTAATATTGTCTTCTATAATTTTCACTACCTTCATAATGTGCATTATTAATTTGCTCCTTCTCCATTTCTTTGGCTTTTTGTAATAACAATGCTACATCATAAAATAATTGATCGGGAAATTCTGTGTATATTTTATTTATTTCATGCCCTAACCATTCTACTGCTGTCTTCATTCTATTCTGATTTAAAGGTTTCGTTGTAATATAAATCTCCATGTAAAAAATCTTTGCCACAATCTTTTTCTGCTGCTTCAAAGGCATTCATTATCTGCTCTTTCTCCATTTCTTTGGCTTGTTCAAACCATTCTTGTATTTTATCATAACTACATAAGTCAGGATAATTTAACCAAGTATCCTGTAACCATTCTACTGCTGTTTTCATGATAATCTCTTTTGTTCGTTAATACCTTTGAATAGCTCAGAGCTTGACTCAATCATGCCGGTGGCCTTGATGTAATCAATCTCAATCTTTGCACTCTGGATGATAACAGATCCAATTGTTGCCACTGCCTGTGCTTTTTCAATTTCCTTATTAAGCTCCTCCATTGTGAGCTCATCATTATCCAATCTCTCTAATGCTGAGAATAAGTGATCTCTAAGA